CCGAATCCAATTACATGGCCAGTGTGGAATTTACCGGCACAATACAAGACACAGTGGGAGCAGACCCTGAGGCATTTGAAGAAGTTTGGAACATGACTAAATTAAAATCCACTGGCGGCTGGGTGTTGGCCGGAATACAAGTAAACTAAAATGAGTTATATTGTAGGGTCTTTACCGCCTGTCAAATGTTTTGTCAAAAGAGAATTTCTCTACAACTTTGAAAAAGGGTACGGAGAATTAGAACCTGCTATCTGGGTCAGTCTCAAAGCCCTACGTGGACAAGTGTTTCGTATCGAATCCTTATTGCCCAACTACGGAGCACTCTACGACAAGTTGCCTATCCATGCTTATGTGTGGCAAGAGAACTACACAGGTAATTTACCTATAGACACCTTGCAACTCTGGGACTGCATGGGTTATCGTTTTACTATCATCGAAAAAATTGGTCTGCGTAATCTAGGTGTTAAGTTTCTTGGTAAAGACAAGGAATGGCACTCCGGAACTTATCTGTTTACAGTAGACTTTTGTGCAGACGGAATGGATGTGGACACAGGCTTTACTGAAGTTGCAGAAGAACACAAGAGCTTTAACTTTATGAGATTGGAAAACGGTCAGTTTGCTTGCCAACCCAACAACCGATGCTTGTGGTACGATCAAAGTTTGATCAGTGCCGACACCAAGTGGCTAGACTTTCAAGCAGCCAAAACACTGTGGACTGTGGATGGTACACGCAAGTGGTCAGCGGGAGATGATTGGTTTTACACCATCGAAGAAAAAAATGAATAACAGGAAAATACAAAAATGAGCCAAGCACAATACAACTTATCAACCAAAACAGATTATCTACATCGCAAAATGTTTCTGGATCCAGCAGGTCCCGTGACCATCCAACGATTTGAAGAAGTCAAGTACAACAAATTGGCCAAGTACGAACAAGAAGCTCGCGGTTTCTTTTGGGTACCAGAAGAAATTTCATTAAGCAAGGATGCCAATGACTTTAAAGAAGCATCAGAAACTGTCAAGCATATCTTTACTGCAAATCTGTTACGACAAACAGCACTAGACAGCTTGCAAGGCCGTGGCCCAGCACAGGTGTTTACTCCTGTAATTAGTATTCCAGAATTGGAAGCACTAATGTACAACTGGAGTTTCTTTGAAACCAATATTCATTCACGCAGTTACAGTCACATCATTCGAAACATCTACAACGTGCCCAAGGATGTGTTCAACACCATTCACGACACCAAAGAGATTGTGGACATGGCGTCAAGCGTGGGCCGGTACTACGATCACTTGCACATGGTCAACTGCGAAAAAGAACTAGAAGTTCCTGTCAAAGATCACGGCCACGTCAAAGCAATTTGGTTGGCTCTCAATGCCAGTTACGCATTGGAGGCATTCCGCTTTATGGTTAGCTTTGCTACTAGTTTAGCAATGGTAGAAAATCGCATCTTCATTGGCAATGGCAACATCATTCAGTTGATCCTGCAGGATGAAATCCTGCACAAGGAATGGACTGGGTGGATCATCAATCAAGTGGTGAAAGAAGACCCTCGCTTTGCTCAAGCTAAACAAGAGTGCGAAGCCGAAGTATATCAACTGTATCTAGATGTGATCCGTGAAGAAAAAGCCTGGGCAGATTACTTGTTTAACAAGGGCCCAGTGATTGGTCTCAACGCACAGATCCTAAAAGACTTTGTGGACTACACAGCAGCCAATGCACTGAAGGAAATTGGTATCAAATATCTTGAGCCAGCACCACGTAGTACACCCATTCCATGGTTCAACAAGCATGTGGATACCAGCAAGAAACAAACTGCCCTGCAGGAAAATGAATCAACCAATTATGTTATTGGCGTAATGGGTGACGCTATTGACTATGATCAATTACCGGAGTTATAAAATGAAAGCAATTGTATGGTCAAAAGACCAATGTCCCTACTGCGACCAAGCCAAGGCCTTGCTCAAATCACGCAACATTGAATTTGAAGAACGCAACATCCAGCATGACTGGACACGAGAACAACTGCTAGAAGCAGTACCAACAGCTCGCTCAGTACCACAGATCTTCTTGGATGAAGAACTGGTAGGTGGGTTTACTGAACTCAGAACAAAATTAACCAATCAATAAGGGAATAAAATGTTAGTAGATAAAAATATTTCAACTGGCGAAGTTGTAACCATCAAACTCACGTCAGGTGAAGAAATTGTGGCCAAACTGTTAGAAATTGGCATCATGCATTACACACTGAGTAGACCAATGGTAATTGGTATGGGACAAAATGGCCCAGGATTGATGCCATACTTGTTCACAGTGCATCCAGCCAAATCAGTCAATTTACAAAAAAACACAGTCACAGTGATTGAAGAAACTGACAAACAGTTTGCTGAACAGTACCTTCAAAGCACCATTTAACCATCACTAAATAACACATGGGGCATAAGTTTGTCATTATGAAAGCAGGAGTTCTGTTTACATACGACAACTATGAAAACATTCCACATGATTTAGATCATGTGATTGAATTTTTACCCGAGATTCCGCCAGGGCCGCACACTCAAGAACAGCATGATAGCATTGAGGCCTGGCAAGAAAAGTTTCAGAAGCTAATGGAGATTGAATATGCCCGCAGTGGCCAGACAAGGTGATCAAGGAGTTCCGCATTGCAGTCCGTTTAGCATTGCCTCAGGCAGTGGAGATGTGTTTGTTGATGGAATGCCTGCAGCCACAGTAGGTAGTGCAAGCACATCGCATCTGGTGCCAAGCCGCGTGTGTTTTGGGCATAGCTCTAGCATATCCGGTGGCAGCGGAACAGTATTTGTCAACGGAAAACCCATTGCCCGCGTTGGAGATCCGTTGGCTGGATGCACCAGTGTCAGTCAAGGCAGCGGCACTGTTTTTGCAGGATAACACATGGCCAGCGTGTTAACTCCTTTACAAACAATTGCTGGAGCTTCTCTTGGCAACAATCAAGGCATTGCTATTGCCACAGACTTTACCAATGCTATTTCTGCGTTTACCAGCACAACATTGTTGTCTCCGTTGTTCAGTGCATTGGGCAATATTGCTGCTGCCAATCTGTCAAACGTCACACTCAATCAATTAGAGATCATGGCAGCAAACAGTTGTCCAGCGTTGGCTGACAGCACTCCGGCCAGTTCAGCCAGCACCATTGGTGGTTTTTTAGGCAATGCCACACTAGGAAACAGTGTCAATGGATTCACAGGAGTGATCACAAATATTGGTAACACCTACTTGGGTGACGGTAATGTCAGTGTATTTTCACAAGTGTTTTCGGCCTCGCAGGGATACATTAGACAAACCAATAATTTTATCAACACCAGCATAAACAGTCAGACCTATCTTGGTAGTACATTTACTTCAATGAACAGTTTAATTACCGGCAATCTCACTGACATCAATCTGGCATTAAACACATTTGGTGAAGATCTAAAACGTCTTGGGTATCTAATTGACTTGTCTAATTTGGGCAACTTTGGTTTGCCTAGTTTGGTAATTCGACAGCTGGCCGCAGTTACAAATTTATCGCCTGCAATACGGTCTGCATTGATCCAATTGGGATTAACTACCAATACAGTTGACAGTCTGTCCAGCCCCACAGTTACATTGGCAGATACTGAGGAACGTTTGATTTATCAGGCCATGTTGAGCATAACTGGTACTGATCTCAAGCAAGTGTGCAACATTCTTGGAGTAACATTACCTGTGGTAAATTCTGGCACAGTAAGTGATCCACAAAACCCTTCGATAACCACAATGGCTGATCTGCTGAATCCTGTAAAGATTTTTCCAAACAGTTTTGCCAGTTTGACTGTGCGTACATACAATCAAAATACCACAAGCGAACTGAGATCAATATATGAAAATTCATCTGGTACGATAAACAGCAATCTATTGCAATATCTTCCTCGCTATGTACTAACGGTGGTGCCACAATGATCACATACGAACGATTGAAACAAATTATACCAGCAGACCAAGCTCTGGCTTGTAAGGCCATATCAGTAAGTTTGCAACAGGTTAAAAATATAGTCAACCTTGACTTGCCAACATTGGCCAATTCGTGTATCAACACAGTGACCACAAAAAATCTTAGCCTAATCAATGCTCTTACCCAGCCAGTGCCAGCGTCGGTTGCAGAGTTCTATTCCACTAACTATGCCACTGGGTCGGGTCCAGATGGTACATTGGTTCTCACTGACATGTTAGGAGCATGTGTGGGAGTAACTTATATTGATCAACTGAATAATTGTGTGTCCATAATCAATTCAATGACCACGTTGACTACTCTTACTGCTGTTTACTCAAGAATGTCCAACACAGTGAATGGTGTGTATGGTAATCCAGTTACTGGACCAATTGTTATTCCTGCAGGACCAGCGGCTGGCACCTATGCTGATGCCGATGCAGCGTTTCAATCTGGATTGATACCAAGTGCTGTATCAGCCATTGGTAATGTGGTTGCCACTGATGCTGCAAATACCACATTGCTCAACACTGAATTCAATACCATGGCTCAGAAAGTCATTAATGAAAACACCAATTTGTCATTGGCCAGCATTGATGTACTAACTTTGTTGTCTACCAATCGAGGTCCGGTAATGAGTTTTGTTCAAGCAATTCCGGACTATGGACTGGACAAAACACAAAATGGTGCTGCCTGGGTGCTGGAACAAGTGGCTGATACAACCACATTGGGTGGGCAGGCCATAGTTGGGTGTCTCAGAGAAGGCCAAAATATTGCAGTGCTAAACGCCGCAGGAATTGGGCAAGACACTGCAATACCCAGCACGCCAAGTGTGGAGCCACCCACTGCAAACCTCATATCTAGCACATATTCAACCGCAGATGCCGACAATTTGGTGATCAAATAATCGGTAATATTGAGGTTTGTGATAAGTATTTCATTGTGTTATAATTCACACACTAATTTTTTATAAAAGGAACCTGAAAATGAAGAAAATTGTTTTAGCAACCATTTTGATTGCTTCTAGCATTACTGCCATGGCCCAAGTTGGTATCTATGGTCGTGTTGGCACTTACCTTGACAACACCAAAACCGGCACCTCTACCGGTCAAGGTATGGCCAATGACTTGAGTCACTTTGGCATTCGTGCTACTGAAAACTTGGGTGGTGGGTTGACAGCTCGTGCCACATACGAAACCTACATTCAGGCCAACAGTCCAGAAACCAGCACCACTGCATTTGGCGATCGTCAAAGCACCGTGGGCATTGCTCACAAAATGGGTAGTGTTGATCTTGGTCGTAGTGTTCACACTCACTTTTTGGCTGTCAGCAACAATGATCCATTTGGCACATTGATTGGTAGTTCAGCTGCTGACGTACATAATCTGCGTGGGTTGCGTTTGAGCAATGCTGCTTTCACTTCTGTGAACTTTGGCAATGTCTCTGCTAACTTTGATCGTAGTACTGGCGCTGTTGGCACTGCCGCTGATCCTTATGCCGCATCCGTGGTTGCCGCAGTGGGTCCTGCTGTGTTGACTTATGCTCGTTACGAAGCTGGTGCAGAAACCAGTGACATGTTGGCTGCTCGTGCCAAGTTTGGTGCAACCACAGTTTATGGCATTGCCAGCGACAACAAAGGCGTTACTGCCAACACCAACCGTGGTCAATTGATTGGCGCGGCACATAATCTTGGTGGTCCAGTCACAGTGAAGGCCAGCTATGGTCGCATTGAGAATGGCATCAAGAGCTACAACGTAGGCGCCGAGTATGCTTTCAGCAAAAAGACCTATGCACAAGTTCTGTATCGCAACGTTGAGGGAACTACCGCAGCCACTGATGTCAAACAAGTAGCAGGCGGCTTGGTCGTACAGTTCTAATACAAAAGTATTACCAAACAAAACCCTGCTTTATGCAGGGTTTTTTCTTGACTAAAAAATCAAATTTTTGTATAATAATTGCATGTGGACCAAATTACAACGCCAAATACTAAAGTACTACTATCGTACTAATTTTACGGTAGTAGAACTCTTAGTGATTGTAGGGTTATTATTTTGGTTGACCAGAAATGTGTTATTTGCTATAATTATGGCATAGTAAGCAACAAAGGAGCCCGAAATGACCCAGATGTCCAAGATCCAGCAAGTTAACTCTGCTATCATGTTTGGTGAGTTTTCAAACACTGAACTAGATAGCATAATCGGTGCAGTGCAATTTGCCAAGACAAGCCTGCGTAAACACAATATCCGCCAGTTTGCCAAAGGTGATTTGGTGAAGTTTCACAGCACCAAGCGTGGAATGACCATGTCGGGCACCGTGAGCAAGATTGCCATCAAGTATGTTACAGTAACCACGCCCCAAGGCTTGTGGAAAGTACCTGCTAACATGTTGGAGGCAGCATGACACCATTGTATGAAGTTTGGCAAGCTCTTTGGCCTGAAGGACATGGGTGGATGGCTTGTTGGGAAAGCAATCACAAAGTTGCATTGCCTTTGCCCTGGGCCAAGGCCTACGCGGCAGAATTAGCAGAATTGTCCGGATTACCTACAGAGGTTCGCGGCACCGGAAAAAACTATCGCAAAATTAAAGCCGTGTTTGGGATGGAGGCAGCATGACATTCCGACGCTGGTTAACACAACGTTGGTATGCTCACTGCCTTGAAATAGAAGAATGGACTGGACGCATGCCGCCCTATTCAATGTCAGAATATTTTGCCAAATACAAATATTGGCTCAAACGCGAATACCGTCATCAACAAGGAGAAAACTATGGGTCTTGATATGTACGCCTATGTGGCCACCCGTGAAGGTCAGCAACGTGAATACTACGACGGTGCTGAGTGGGACGAAACCACCAAAGATCTTGTGAACACAAAAGTGAACAAGCCGCGTGAAATTGCCTACTGGCGCAAGCATCCTAACCTGCATGGCTGGATGGAACAACTTTGGAGAAATAAAAAGTATTCTGTACAACCAACAGATGCATCCGCACCTGTTGAATCAGATTCTGACATGTTCAACGGCATTGAAATGGAACTCACTGCCGAGGATTTAGATGAACTTGAACGAGCAGTCACACACAGTAAGTTGCCGGCCACACGTGGTTTCTTCTTTGGAGACGAAGCAGATCAATTCTACAACGACCGGGACTTGGCGTTTATCAAAGCCGCCAGAATAGAAATGTTTATGGGCTTGAAAGTGTTTTATAACTCATCGTGGTAAGGCGTTAAGTATATGAATGAAACTGATTACAGCAACGAAAGATTTGAGGGCGTAGTGGCCGCAGGATGGATCCGCGACCTAGAAAGCTCTGACAGTCGCATTCACAAAGAAAAAGTGATTGAAAAGGCTCTCATGGCGGCCAGGTTAGGCAGTGCCGATGCACAGTGTTTTTTGTTCAACTGCTATCAATCCTACAATCCGTTCTATGTGTTTGGTATCCGCCAGGTGCCTGAGACTGAGGGGCTGACTGGTTGTGCCAATCCTTGGACACAGTTCTGGGCCATGCTGGAAGCCCTGCGCACCAGATCGGTCACAGGCAATCGTGCTAGAGATGCAGTTGAAAAAATGAGCCAGCAGTTTGACTCAGAAGAGTGGAATGGTCTAGCTCGTCGCGTGTTGATCAAAGACCTGCGGTGCGGCATTTCAGAAAAGACCATCAACAAAGTTGTGGGCCGTACTGAGTACAAGATTCCCATATTCTCATGCCAGCTGGCACAGGACTCCACGGACCATCCTAAGAAAATGAAAGGCATCAAACGCCTGGAGTGCAAGTTGGACGGAGTGCGTGTGTTGGCAGTGGTCAGTGGTGCTAGTGTCACATTATACAGCCGCAATGGCAAAGAGTTTGAGAACTTTCCACAGATTGCTGATGCAATTGAAGATGTTCGCAAGCACTTCCAACATGGGCGTGGCACAGGTGGACATTATGTGTTGGATGGTGAGATTGTGGGAGAAAGTTTCCAGCAACTCATGCGCCAAGCACATCGTAAGTCAAACGCCGAAACCACAGGCATGGTGTATCATATTTTTGATATCATCCCACTTGACGCCTTTCAAGAAGGCCACTGGAATGTACAGCAACACAAACGGTTGGAATGGTCGGAGTCGGCTCGTGCTGGTTTAGAAGAAACTGCATGCCTGCGCATCATGCCCGGATTGGATGTGGATTTGGACACAGCCGAAGGGCATGATATCATGCAACGCTATGCCGAAGCTGCCGTAGAAGGTGGCTTTGAAGGCATCATGATCAAGAGTTTGGATGCACCTTACCAGTGCAAGCGTTCGGATTCGTGGATGAAATGGAAGCCCACTATCTCAGTTGATTTGAACATTGTGGGTTTTGAAGAAGGAACTGGTAGGAACGAAAACCGGTTGGGTGCTATAATCTGTGAAGGAGATGATAATGACCGTAGAATTTGCGTTAATGTTGGCAGTGGGTTTAGTGATACTCTTCGTAATGAGTATTGGGCCAATAGGGATCAGTTGCTTGGTCACTTGGTTGAAGTCCAAGCGGACGCAGTTACCCAAAACCAAGACGGAACCTACTCACTCCGATTCCCCCGGTTCTTGAGATTCCGTGACTTTGAAGCAGGTGATAAAGTATGAAAATTGGACTGAGTTATAGCCGTTGCGTTCGAGACATTGTGCAAGGTCGTGTGGACATCAACGATGTACTGGTGTTGATCTCTCGCACAGACTTTGATCCAAATGATGATGAGCAGTGGAAAGGTATTTGGAGCGGCTATCGCTTTGGCGGCAATCCTGAGTGGTATGCTTGCAAGGATGAGGATGAGGATCATTATCGACAAGTGAGCATTGATCTTTGGGAAACTGGCCGGTTTCATCAGCCACGCAAGTTTGGATATAAGCCTCGCCGCCACGGCCACTACTGGCTGGAAACAGTATTGCCCAGCGAAGAACTGGACGCTAATCCCACTGTAAAAGATGCGTGGAACAAATTCCAAATAGTTGCTGGGTTGACCAATGTTAAACTGGACCGGATACATGAATAATGAAAAAGATTTACTATGAAAAAATTGGACGTCGGTATGTGCCTGTGGCTGAGTATGATAATGACCTTCTGGATAGTTTCTCTAAAGGTGCTCACTTGGTCCTCTGTTACCCGGGAGGCTCCAGCCGTAGGTTTAACGTGGAACCTAACCATGCCGCAATGATTGCGGCTGGACGTGTGGCCGAAGATGGCATGTGTGATGCCATCCGCAGGGCAAGTGAAATGCGCCCGCAACGCACGCCATTGACTCCAGGTCAACTAAAGGCTTGGCAAAAGTTGGCAAAAGAGTTTGGTGATGACCTGGCCACTTTGAATATGGGGTGCGCCCGTAACATTGCCGAAGCAGGCGTCAATGCCATGATTGCAGAAGCAGACCAGTTGATGACTCATCCTGCTGTGCGTGATGCATACGAGCAGTTTCAAACTGTGTGCAATCTTGTCAAACAAAAACAAAACACTTGACAACAACGTTGAGTATTGTTATAATTACTGTGCATGATCAAAGAGATGGGGTTGTCTAATGGTGGGGCGGGGTGAATCGATAACCTGGGCCTGCTCAAACCGTGGCACTTAGACGTAATTCCTATAGGTTGTGACAAGGACCTCGATCTTAGGATCAAAACTCGGGCTGGTACCCTGAGTGTATGCCAAGAGGATAAATCTGGAAAGGTTAGAAATGACTGTCAAAATTGAGGGCTCTGCGTTGAGTATCCCTGAGTCACTTGACTCGCTTAATGTAACGCCTTTGGTCATGCACCGTATTTGGTTTCGAT